GATAAAAAGAGATACTGGAGAAAGTCGTGGTTACTATGAAAACAAAATTAACAAATTAGCTTATCAAGAAATATTAGATGAAAGAAAAGGTATTGTTAAAAAAGGATCAAGTATTTTATCAGACTCTATGGTGAAAGATCAACATGCAAAAAACTGGTATAGATATGAAAAAGAACTTTTTAAACAAATGGAAGCTGATGATATAACCTATGCCAAAACTGGAATAGGTATAGAGAAGTTAAGTTTTTTATCTCCCTTAGATTTTATTATTAATAAAGGGAGTAAAACTGCAAAAGAGATGGCTATTAATATGGTGCAATCTCCTATGTACTATAAATTTAATTTTGATGAATGGGTAAACTCACCTATATCAGCAGAAGAATTAAGAGGGGTAGAACATACAGATAAATTAAGAACTACATTAGAAGAAGGTTATAAACTATTAGCTAAGTATACAAAAAGAGTAGTAGGAAAAGAACCTATGTTTGGTACTAAATTTGGTTATCGTTACACAAACAAATTGATGACTGATGAACAATTTTTTAAAGAAGCAACATATGCTATTTATGATGGATATAAACATTCTATACCAGAAGTAGCAGAGTATGCTGCTTATATTAGAGATAATTATTTTAAACCAATAGCTGATGATATCAAAGCAACTGGATTACCATTAATTCCGTTGATTAAGATTGAAGAATTTTTAAATAGTTTAAATGCAAAAAGAGGAAACAAAGCTACTGTAGATAATGTTTTTAAAAATGGAAAAATAGAAACTTGGACCAAAAAAGAACTAGAAGATAGAATAGCTCAAAACTTAAAAGATATGGAGAATGTTAAGTTTGATAGAATGAATTACTTTCCAGTTCTTTATGTATTTAATTCAATAGCTGCAAGATTTACAGAGTTTGAATCTATTATGAGAAAGTTATTATTTGATGCTAAATTTAGTGCAGATGCTATTGATGATGTAATAGATAGTTTTAAGAATTATGAACCTCATGCTTTTGATAAGTTAGATAACTTTGATAATCCAGCTGAAAGTTTTATGTTAAAAGGATCTGCTTATTCTAGACATTTAAGAAGAAGATGGTTAGGTGATATTGACTATAAACCATTAATGGATGCAGGTTTTGTTGAAACAAATATACACTCATTAGTATCATATTATTTTAGATCAACAGTTGCAGACTTAGCTATTACAAAAAAATATGGTGATCCTTTTGCTTATGGATGGTTTTACGATCAAGTAGATGGTCTTGCTCCAGGATTAGAACAAGTAGCTATGAGCTATCAAAAAAAGATAGCTAGTGCTAAAAACAAATTAGAAAGAAATAAGCTTATAAATGAAAGAAATGCAGCTGTTAGAACATTAGAAGATATGAGAGAGTTAGTTAAAAATAGATTTGGATTGCCTGGAGATCCAAACAGTTTGTTATTTAGATCAGCAAATATGATGAAGATAATTAACAATTTAACTATGCTTACAGGTTTTTCACAAATAGCTGATATAGGTAGAATATTAACTGTTGATGGATTATTAAAAACTACTGGACAATTATTTGATACATTTTCTTCTGGTGTTGGAAAAGAATTATTTAGAGCTGCCAAGAAAGATGCACAGTTAGCAGGTCAATTAACTGATTTATCTTTTGCTGTAGCGAGAGCTGCTATTATATCTGGTAATGATGCCTTACATACAAGTTTTAAAGGAGTAGAAAAATCATTCCAAGAGATTAATGCTTTTTATTTTCAATATGGAAATATGCAAAACCCCTGGAACTTTTTAGTAAAGAATACTTATTCATTATTAGGTGGAACTAAAATATTAGAAAACATTGAAAAGTTGGTTACAGGAAAAGCAACAGATGCAGAAAGAGCATTTCTTGCTGAATTACATATTGGTAGTGCAACTTCAGAACAAATGGGATTAGTTAAAAGAATGTATGAAATGTACAAGAAACATGGATGGGGTAAAAATGCTAATAAGTTAGATAATAAATATAGTTTAATTAGAACAGGTAATACAGAGTTATGGACAGATAATGAAGCAGCTATGATTTATAGAAGTGCTTTAAATAAGTTTATTGATATTGGTATTGTTACACCATCTTTAGCAGATGCACCTTTAGTAGCTAATACTGTCATAGGAAGTATTTTATTTCAGTATAAAAAGTTTGGTATGTCTTATACAAGACGTGTTTTTAATAGAGGATTACAAGCAAAAGATGGTCAGTTTTTAAGTAGCTTAGCTGCTTTGGTTGCTTTCGGTATGATCGTAGACGCTGTAAGAACTGAGCAAACAGGTCGTAATTATAGAAAGAAAACACTAAGAGAAAAACTATTAGATGGTGCAGAAAGAGGTGGCGTTGGTGGAATGTTTACAGATATAGATAGAATACTTATGTCATTATCAGATAACCAATTTGGTGTAAGACCATTACTAGGTATTAAAAGACCTTATGGTACAAGTTTAAAAAACAAGTTAGGATCAATTAGTCCTACTGGTTCATTTATTGGTAATATTGGTGAGATATTATATGATTGGGGTAGAGGTAAACATACTCATCATACTGCTAGAAGAATAAGAAAGACTATACCGTTTAATAACTTATGGTACGCAGATTTTTTATTTGATAAATTAGAGAAGGGGTTATATTAATAGGCTATGGCGTTACAGATATCAGATACAACACCTAGAGTACAGTATACAGCTACATCTGGACAGACTAGTTTTTCTGTACCTTTTGAGTTTTTTGCAGTAGCTGATCTAAAAGTTTACAATGGCACGACACTTCTTACTTACAGCACATCACCATCATCTGCATCTCAGTATTCAGTTACTGGTGCAGGTGTAACTGGTGGTGGATCTATTACATTAGGAAGTCCAGGTGCTACCCTTAATGATGTTATTACAATCGTTAGAGATCTAGCGATTGAGAGATTATCAGATTTTCCTGTATCTGGTAACTTCCCTATCCAAACCCTTAATTCAGAACTAGATAAGATTGTTGCTATGTTGCAACAGTTAGAAGAACAGTTTGCTAGAACACTGCAATATCCAGTTACCACAACTACAGGATTTGATGTAGATCTTCCTGAGTTAGTGGCTAATAGAGTATTATCTGTTAATGCAGACGCAACAGCTTTATTAGCAAACCAAGAACTAGGTACATTTAAAGGTGATTGGGCAGCTTCTACTAGCTATCAAGTTAGAGATTTAGTCAAAGATACATCCAACGGAAACATATATTTTGTTAATGCAGCTCATACCTCTAGTGGTAGTGAGCCTTTATCTTCTAATACTAATAGTTCTAAATATGATTTAATAGTAGATGCTGCATCCGCTACTACGTCAGCTACAAATGCTGCTAGTTCAGCAACAGCAGCTTCTACTTCTGCAACAGCCGCTGCAAACTCAGCGACAGCTGCCGCTTCATCAGAAACTAATGCTGCGACTTCAGAATCAAATGCTTCTACATCAGAGTCTAACGCAAGTACATCTGCAACAAACGCATCTAACAGTGCGACTGCTGCAGCTACTAGTGCTACCAATGCTGCAACGAGTGAAACCAATGCAGCGACAAGTGCAACTGCGGCTGCAACAAGTGCTACAAATTCTGGAAATTCAGCAACATCTGCTGCTGGATCTGCTACAACTGCTACTACACAAGCTAGTGCAGCAAGTACATCTGCTAGTAATGCAGCGACTTCTGAAAGTAATGCTGCTACCAGTGCTAGTAATGCAAGTACATCTGAAACAAATGCAGCAACATCTGCGACAGCTGCAAGTAATGCACAAACTGCTGCTGAAACAGCTCAGGCAGCTGCTGAAGCTGCGGCTGATAACTTTGATGATACATATTTAGGTGCTAAAGCATCTGATCCATCTGTAGATAATGACGGAGATGCCTTGAACGCAGGGGATTTATACTTTAATACTACTTCTAATGAATTAAAATATTATGATGGTTCTTCCTGGAACGCTATTAGTTCTGTGGATCTAACACCATATGCAACGAAAGGATTTGCGACAGCTATGTCTATCGCATTATAAAGGAGAAATAGATGGCACAAGACTTTGAAAGATCATACGCAAGTTCAATCTCAAACTCATCTGGTTCACCTACGACACTAGTTACATCTAACAGTGATGATGCAATCGTTTCTATTAGATGTGTGAATAAATACACAACAGCAGTTAATGTTACTGTTTTAATTAGTTCTGGTGGAACAGATTATTATGTGATTAAAGATGCACCTTTACCTTTAGGTGGATCATTAGAACTTATAGATTCTGGGAGTAAGATTGTCATACAGAGTGCAGACGTAATTAAAGCCTATGCTGATACAGCTAGTGCAGTAGACGTTCTTGTATCTTATGTAGACGCAATTAGTACATAATGGC